CAGCTCAGACCTGCCCAACCACAGCCTGACCCTGGGCAGCACAGGTGCCAGCATGCCCTGGACCGCAGGCTGTGGTTGGGCATTCGGCGGTGTTGAAAACAAAGCAGTTAGACTCTGTGTTTTCAACAGGTTAGCTGGGTTCAATCCAGTCACGACTGGTGTAGCAGGTCATGCTCAGGGTGTAGTCGCTCACGCACAACAGCCAAACCCGGTGGGGATCCTGGGGGTGAGATCGTTCGATCACAAACTGCTGATCCTGGTACTGAAGCCAGGAGGCACAGTCAGGGTCAGCAAATATTTGATTTTTGAATTTGTAGATGGTGTTGTCCATGGATATTTCTCACAGGTGTGTTAGTCCCTGATCAGCATAAGAACTCAAACAAATTTTCCTGATCTGTTCAAAGTTGTTGGGTAATAGATCTGGTGGAGTCAGCTGCTGGGCCAACCACCAGGCATCCTGCTCAGTGTGATGCCACAGTCCCACACTCTGGGCAGCCACGTGGTGCCCGTACTCGTGCAGCAGAGCCGTGGCCACCTCACTGACCTCCTGCTGACAATTCTGAGTGTACACCACAATGGTGTTGTGTTGGTAATAGCCATTGACCCTGGCTTTGCGTCTGCGGTCCTGACGAATTCTGACCTGGACACCACCAGCTCGGATCCAGGTCAGAATTTCCAGGAGTTTATCTGATTCGGTCAATCACTGCACCGACAGCCAATGGCTCTGAGCTCTGAGATCATGGTCTGACGCTGACGGGGGTCGTGTGGTAGAACCTGGCCTGAGCGGCCACACTGAACCCCGTTTACGACGTCACTGGACTCCCAGAGGCTCAGGAGGGTATATTTGCGAACCACTTTGATGGCTTCGATTTTGCTGGCTCCGATGTCTGTGATCACCACAGACCCCACATGCCCAGTCAGCAGATGCATCAGCATCTGCTGACAGTACACTGGACTCACCAGGCTGGCCAGCTGATTCCAGATCTCATGGGCCAGTTCAGCGCCGCCTGCATCGCCCAGGGCCCGCAGAAAATGGTGTCCATTGGAAATCAACTCCTGTTTCTGTTGGGTTGTGAGATTTTCGTAGTCTAAAGACATCTGATTCTCCTGTGAGTTTAGAATTCGTCGCCGTCAATCAGCCCACAGCGGAACACCGGAAGTCCCAGGGGCTTCCAACATTCGCGTATGACAGATGCACGATCATCAAACACTGCCATCACACTGTATTGATCTTTAACCAACTGCTCATACAGATCCTGCTTGACCCGGCTATCACGACGCCGATCGTTATCGGATCGCATCAGCAGGGTGTACTGCTTATCTGGAATCAGTTCGCAAACTTCTTTGAGCCAACGGTCGCTTTCTCCAAAACACCGGTTGCTGCGGCCGCTCATGAAAATCACATAAAAACCTTCGCGAATCAGTGCTTTTATTGTGATCAGCACATGCAGGCGCACAGTGTCTGAGTAGACCAAATGCTCGTCATAGGGACCTCGAGCCACCATTTGAGCCACAGTGCCGTCAAGATCCACAATGATTGCCTTGCGCCTTAGGGGATCCTGCTGCCAAGCAGGCAATTCACCCTCAGCAGGGCGAGGACTGAACTTGCGATACATATCCCGGATCACCTTCTCTCCCACCTGAGCTCGTCCTGCACGATGGGCGTCACGTTGCACACACTCATCAACGCTCACGTGCTGGAAGTCCACCTGTTCCACAGCGTAGCCCAGGCTCTGGCAAAACGCCATGGTCTGCTTGCGAGTCTTGGGATTCATGTGTGTGTTGTCCACCACCACGTGCTGATGCTTGAACTTGGCAGTGCGAATGGCCAATTCTCGCTGACTGCGAACGTATTCCTCCACCTGAGGACTCCACTTGCTGAGTTGGTTGCAATCCATGTAATCGTTGCGAATGATATCGTTGGTCACGATCACGGTGTCGGGGTTCTGAGCCACGTGCTCACGAGCCCAGGTACTCTTGCCACTGGCCGGAAGGCCCACTGTGATCCAAGCTGTCAGTTGCATATTCTTTATATTAGCACAGGTTTCAGTCATTGTCAATTCTGTACCCCTCCAGAGGAAATCACGAATCCAGCAGTTTGAACCAAACTGCATCCTGGGCACGTTCCCATATCACTGTGACAAAGGTGCCATAGCTCTGCACTCGGCAGGGTCCAAGACCATGGTCAGCAACAGTTTTCCCAAACTCTGCTGACATTCTGGGACGAGCAGCAACAGAAGCCAGCCAACGACTGGGCCAATAAATTCTGATTTTGCACACATCAGATTTCATAAACCAGCGCCAGGGGCAGGTTTGCCACCCCCCAATGAGGGGGTCAGGCCAGCATGCATCAGACAGAACCAGACGGCGTGCGCAGGATTTAGAAATCGGAATTCCAGACTCCATTGGTTCCACTCATGGAGTGGATGATCAATGGAATAACAGTTTTCACTGAACGTGAGTTCACACCATTTTACAGCACTGATCAGGTCGTCAATATATCCAAAGATTTTTATATCCATGACACCAATTACTCCTGAAATTGCCGAGAGCTCAAACTGAGGACTCCTCAGTCCCCTGGGGCCACAGACCTGCTGACGCCCGGCTCAATCCACACACCATGAGTGCAGGATCAAACCAACGACCTCGCAGACGTTCTGACATGCCCGGGTCATCACAGTCTAGCATTCTGAATCATGTTTGTCAATCAAAAATCATTCTGACCGGATCAGATATCCTGATCAGCCTGTCCAACTGTTCAGGAACTGCTGAAAATCATGGTTATACAGTATCATCCAGCTGCAAGCATTGTGATCAAATAACCAGACGCTGTCTAATTGTTGTCTGCGTTGATTATCCTGGCTGGATAGGGCAAACCAGGGAAAAGGCAGCTGACTCATCTGCAGGATAAGTCTGGGCGTGGTGATGATCTTCTGACCAACCACTGAGTATTTGATGCCATCCACATAAACCGGTTTGTATAACAATTGCCGAATACCCTGCAGACTCAGCCGCCAACCAGTGCTGTTTTTATTCAGTTGATCATGCCACCAGACTCGTTTGCAACTGGTTTCAGTGATACGATCCAGCCGTTTGTGCTGCTGGTAGTGCTCAAACATGGCATGGCTAAACTCATCTCGCGTCACGGAAAAACCTGTTGCCCCTGTGTCATCAGCACCACGGTGAAATCCTGGGTGGCAAACTGAGTATTCAGCTTGCGAGCCAGATTCACAGCATGACCCGGATTGGCGAATGATGTTTTGCGATACTTGGGGCCAGGGTAGCTGATCAGTGTGTTCAGACTGCGCAGGTTGATGGGTTGCTGCTGGTAGAACACTGCCCAGATACCCTGGCTGGCCAGCACCTGCTGGCTTTTATACAGGCCGAATGTTTTTTCTGCTAAAATTTGAGGTTTCGGGCGGCTCATGGTTGGAGTTTCTCACAAGTCTATTTATGGAGCCATCACCAAGTTCCGCCGTTGACCCCAGCATCTGGAGGTCTGGCTGTCAGCAGCTGATTTTGCAGACCAGATATTTTTTCCAACAGCGCAAATACCTCGGTGTGCAACATCCTGGCCTCAGTGGCCGTCAGAGTCAGGTTGGTGGATCTGTTCAGATTCAGCAGCTTGACTCGATCATTAAGCAGTTTGATATAGGGAGTCATTCTGTATGGTCTGATGCCGAGCTTGCATGTGTTCTGGATCCATGTAAGGACCATAATAGCTGTATCGATCCAGTGTGATCAGCTTGGGGCAGAACATCTGAGTCCAGCCTTTTTTGTGCAGATTCACCAGATAATACCCAGCACACTGTTTGCTCTTGCTGTCGGTTTCGAAAGTAAACAGGGGCAGACGACGATGCACGTCAAATTCTGGATTGTGCGGCTGGTTCAGGGTGGGATATCCAAACACGTCATGATCATCAGCAGGTGCCGGGCTGATGACTCGCTGCCACACAATGTCGTAGTTGACACTCACAGCATTTAAATCTCTGAATCGTTCCACTCGACTGCCCTTGTGAAACACCACACCATCATTACCAACACGGATGTTACCCACCTTGCGTCCGTTACTCTGTACAATCCAGAAGTCGTCAGTGATATTTTTAGCTGTTAGTTTGTTCATATTTTTATTACTCCTGAATGCCCGCTGCCAGGCTCACAATGATGATCAGCTGGCTCAGCGAATCAGCCATGCTGCTGAGCGCATCAGCCACTGCAGGATTTTCTGCTGCCTGATTGCGCCACAGGTCCTGCTGATTTTTTTGTTTTTCAATCCATTCCAGAATTTCTCGTCCTTTGCGGTTCCAGTTCAGATAGAACACCTGCCGGGGCACACTGTACCAGGTGCTGTCATATCGATAGCGCAGCAGGTTTACTTCAGAGTCCCACTGTACCTCACACAGATTCTGATTGTTGGATTTTGGACTGTGTCCCTGGTCATATTCTGATATTTCCAGCAGACCAGTGTTGTCAAAAATTTTGATGTTTTTACTCATATCAGTTATAATCCTGCACTCAGGATCTGGCCCCACTGAGTGGACTGATCACTGAGTCGGTTGAGTTCGTAACGACCACAGAATTTCAAGAACTGTGAGCCCACTTGGGGTCGATTCAGACTGGTGGCACTCTGCACTGTGGTGTTGATCAGCTGCCGAATTGGTTCAGGCTGCAGGGTCAGATCCACCAGCACCCGATTGCGATTGTAGTCGTCCAGCACCCGATGCTCCTGGCCCAGATGATCAGTCCATCGTTGCAGCATCAGATTGTTCCAGCAGAAGCCCTGAGTCTGGTGATCAGCAAAGGCCTCAGTCAGTCCCACTCGATTCCGGGAACCCCGGGTTCGCACGCCAGGATAGGCACTGAAGATGTTGTCGGTGGTGTCACCTCTCATGCACTTCTCAAACAGTAGCCATTGGGGGTCTGCCACCTGACGATGCTCACCAGTTTTTCGGTCTAGGACAGGCTTGCCTCGGGCATCAAATACGCCCTCCAGAGTGTAGAGTTCGTCCTGAATGCCGTTGTACTGGGTCACGTTGGCAGCCAGCAGCTGAATAAAATCAGTGTCGCTGCTCACAATCACGTGCTGATCTGCAGGGCGATTCTGAATCCAGCCAGCAATCAGGTCGTCACCCTCCAGTTCAGGATGCTGAAGCACTGTGCAATTGGTTCGTTCACGCAGAAATTCTATCAGTTGATCCAGCGTCTGCCAGAACAGCTGGTCCTCTGCGGCCTGTGCTGGTGTGGATGCTGCACGAGCCACCGCACGATTACGCTTGTAGGCAGCATAGAAATCCTTGCGCCAGCTGCGACCCTCCAGGCAGAAAACCACATGATCAGCCTGTTGCTCGCGCCAGTATTTGGCAACGATGCTCAGCGTCACATGAATAGCCAAGCCGGCTTTTTCCTCAGCCGTTTGAGCTCGATGCGCTGTGTGCCGGGCTCTGAAAAAGGTGTTGGCCAGATCAACAATCAGGAATTTCATATCAGTATTATAGCACAGCTCAATCAGGATGTCAACCCACTTCGATTCGACCGTCACCCAGGTCTTTGCGAGTGACCCGATTGGCTGGGTCAGCCTGCACCTGCTCCCAGGTTTCTGCAACCACATGGCGACAGATGCCCTGAAACCACTGATCCACAATCTGTTCCTCGGAGGAGCCCTGATACCCACTCATCAGCAACTGTTTCACAAACAGTTCGTTCCAGTCCAGATCAAAACTGCCCAACGAGGGGTTCTGTGGATCAAACTCCAGACCCAGTACATTGACCCAGGCTCGACCTTCTGCAGTGGCCTGCTCTTTGGCGCTGAGCAGCGGTGGTGCAGGAGCAGGGCCAGTGCGACGGCGTCGCACTGGCCGGGGTGGTGTACTGGTGTTGTCTGAAACCGGACCCTTGCGACGGCGTCGCACTGGCCGGGGTGGTGTACTGGTGTCTGATAGAGATTTTTCTTTTAGAAGCCAATCTTTTACTGTTTTCCACATGATCAGGTACCCCACTGATTACCAAACAGGTCAATGTGCAATCTGGGACTGTAGTAATACCCACGCCGCAATGCCTCTTCAGCAATGCTGAATTTGTTGCCTTCGTACACACTGACCACACCGCCCACAGGCATCACATACACAGGTCCCCGAAATCCCTGTTCACGATATGCTGCCACTGCACAGTCTGCTTCATCAAAGTGTGCCGGGCTGTCCACCACAAACTTCAGATAGGCAAATCCATAATTTTCATATGTGCTTACCACCTGGGGACAGATGGCATCTGACCAGGATTCGCCACTGGCACTGAGTTTGGGGCTCACGCTGAAAGTGAATTGGATTTGATTCTGATAGCGGACAGCAAATTCAGCCAGAGGGTCACTGATGGTCTGTGTGCCATTGGTTTCAAAAGTCACGTTTCTGAGGCCATATTTGGCTTCCTGTTCCAGCAGAGCCGGGTAGGCTCGCTGCCATCCCAGCAGCGGCTCGCCGCCAGTGATCACCAGGTGGACATCGTTACCATTGGACCGAGTCCAGCTGCCATCGCCCAGCAATTTGCTAAATTCTGATCTGAGTTCATCCACCGTGTGATAGGGACTCAGATGCTGAAACTCTGGATAGATGCTGGCATAGGTATCACAGCCAGTGGAGACCAGGGGCAGTTCATCAAAGATCTTGAACTGGTCAATGTTTTTCACAATGGCTTCTACTTCAGGATTGTACTTGCCAGTCACCGGATCAGGAAGCCCAAACTGTTTGCAACGAAAGTTACAACCAAATGTGCGCAAAAAGACACTGGGAACGCCCACAAAGCGGCCCTCGCCCTGAAAACTGAAAAATTTTTCCGATACTTTGATTTTGTGCATAATCTATTATACTTTAGTTTCTGTAAATTATCAAGTTATTTTGCCGACATTGCAAACCCCACCAGATACAACACCACAAACAGAGCATTCAGCAGGTACAGACTGGGTTCACGCATTCGATATCCAGCCCAAACCCAACCTATGCTGCCCAGCAGGCCCACCCCCTTGTTCAGGGGAGTTATGTCAAAAGCAGTCAGAGCCACTCCTGCGGCAGTGACCACAGTGCCTGTCCATTTGATCAGATCAGTTTTGATATATTGCACTGTTGGCTCCATGTTCAGAAACTTCCACACTGGTCAATTTCACTCTGCCATGGCTTTCTGACGCCACTCTGGGAGCCACAAAGTTGTAGACATGTTGTGCGAACTTTTCACAGCCCACACCGTTCAGAGCCACCACCACCAGAATGCCAGTGTTTTTCTGCAGATCTTTCAGATCCTGAAAGTGTGGATCCTGCACGTCCACGACCACTGTGTGATCAAAATGATCGGTTAGCCAGTCTTTGATCCAGCCGGTGTTGCCGAAATCCCAAACCCAGTTGCGATGATCCAACTGATCAGATTCAAAAACAAATTTGAAACCCAGACTGTATCCGTGCAGCAGGCTGCAATGGCTGTGTACAGCAGAGGGCTGCCGAAAGCAGCAGCTGAAACCTCGGTCGTTACCAAATGTCTTGGTGGAATAATATTTGGGCATAATCAAGCTCCTATCAGATAATAGGACGCGGAATTTTTTTAGAGGGTCGAGTCCAAGTCCTCATGATTATTTATAACGGCTTGCGGTAGGGCTGTATCAAACTGCTGGGGTAGCAATCATAATGTTGACTCAGCACTAGAGCCATGCGACGGGCACCCACTGGATTCAGACTGTGTACCAGAGGCGGATGCTGGGGCCAGCAGTGGTTGTCTTCCATCCACCGCACAAAGTCATAACCGGTCTTTTCAGTAAAGTTATTGTAGACTTCGGGCTTGTCATAGTCACCAGGCCTGTAATGTTCCTGCGCCAGATCATGATCCAGAGAAGCATGCTGCACGGTGTATTTGGTCATGATTTGCACAGCTTCGTCGTAATTTTTAGCCACAACCCAGTTGCCCACATGGGGACAGGGTCGTTCGTCGTCCAACCACATGTTTATTTTGTTTTTCATACTAGTTTTGCTCTCTGTCTGCCCAATATATAATTTCCCAATAACCCTGCTCGTCTTCCACCAATGCGGTGCAACTTTCCTGCCAATCACCGCTGTTTAGGTAACTAATACCATTGACTGTTTTGATTTCAGGAGTGTGTACATGTCCGCAAATCACACCAAAGTAACCCCGGGATCGTGCATAAAAAGTCAAATTGTGCTCAAATCTAAACACATGATCCACTGCCTTCTTGACGTTTTTCTTGATCCAACTGCTGAAACTCCAATAACCAAATCCCAAAAATTTTCGCACACGGTTATACCCCGTGTTGGCATTGATCAATAATTCATAGCCTGCAGATCCAGCCCAACTAAGCCAGGGTGCCAGTCTGGATACTCCATCAAACAGATCACCGTGGGTCACCAAATAATTTTCTCCAGTGGCCGATTGATGCACCGCTTCATTAGTGATGGAGATGTTGCCAAATTTCAGATTGGATCCCAGCCAAGCACGAAGAAAATCATCATGATTGCCCAATACATAAATGACCCGAGTACCACGTTCGCTTTTTTTGAGAATTTTTTTGATAATGGTATTATACTCAGTGTACCAACGCCATCGGCGTCTCAATGCCCATCCATCTATGATATCGCCGTTGAGATACAGATAGTCACAATCATGCGCATCCAAAAACTTTTCAATTTGCTTATACTGGCAGCTTTTTGCGCCCAGATGCATGTCACTCAGGACTATGGTTCGATAATACTTTTTTGTTTTCATACCATTATTTACTGGTAACTTGTTTATTACAACAATTTTAGCAGACTTATACTAAACATTCAATAGCAAGTATCAAGATATCTGATCTAAATTTACCAAACGCTCAGCTGATCTGAACCAGACTCTGCACTGGTGTCTGGTGACATGGGGAATCCGACTGCGCTAAGGAACGGCGGCCTGCTGCCGCTGGCTGATCAGACACTGAGGACTATAAATAATCAATATGAGAACCAGAGAATTTATTTTTGAATATGATCGAGCTCGGGAACAACAGCGTATCCAGACGGCATATGATAAACGGATAGATCAGGATCCTGAATTTACATGGGAACGTTTGGAACAGCTGGATCCCACGCCACAACAGAAATATGTGCCCCGATTGGCACAGTGGTGGCTAAATGGTTCAGACATCCTGGATTTAGCAGATGATTTAGATCCTGCATTGTATTACTATTTTCAACTTGGTATCAAGAAAAAACTCCAGCCAGAACATCGAGATCTAAACAAATTCTCATCGCCAGATGATTTCCTTGAGGCCATGGATCAATATGATCTGGAAAAAATATTTCAAACCGACCTTGATAAACGAGGAGCAGAAAAACAGCTGATCAGAACTCCAGAAATTCGAGTGGTACAAATATTGGATGAGGATAATATGAGATTTTGGGCAAAAGGAACCAAATGGTGTACTGGTGGCGATAGTGAATATGACTTCGGCCAAAATTACACCACAGGCAGTCTATATGTGATAATTCCTGGTCCTGCGCTAAAGAAAAAGTTACATAAACCTGCAGACCCCAAGTATCCTGAAGTGAAATTTCAATATTGGTGGACTAACTCCCGATTTGAAATAGCAAATGAGCTGGATCAACCCCCAAGTCCAGCAGATTTAGATGTGTTACGGCCATATTTGATACCTATTTTTGGGAAAAAACATAAAAATATTTTGTGGGATCTGGACCCCAATGACAAACTGATATCAACGGCATTGCTTGGAACATACGGATCTGAATATATTCACTTCATAAAAAACCTCAGTGACGAAAAACTGATACCTGTAATTGCACAAGCACCCCATCTGGCTCGTTATCTAAAGAACCCCACTAAAGAAATACTCCTTGCTCTGGTTGAAAAATCGCCACGGGTATTAGCGTTTATCCCTAACCCAGATCAGGAATTATTGATAAAAGTTGCACAAAAAGATAGATCTTTCCTGAGTTGGTATCCCACTTCCAACGAGCAAGTGCTCCAAGCCATTGTAAAAGTGTACCCAGAACAAATTGCTTGGATTAAAAATCCCAGTGATGATGTACAACAGATTGCGGTATCCAAAAACTCTGGTGTGCTTCGTTATATCAAAAACCCCAGCCCTGCTGCCAGACAAATAGCTGCCGGCCGCAAATCTAAATGAGATAATTTCCCAGACCATTGGGCACACAGAGCCGAACTCCACCACGGGGGTCAGCACAATCTCCTGTGCGTCTGGGTATCAAGTGGATATGGGGCCACATCACTGTTTGGCCTGAACTGGCATTGCAGTTCAGGCCCATGTTGAAACCATCGCATTCGCCACGGGCCAGCATGGCTGCTCCCCAATCGTATGCAGCACCAAACACCATGTTGATGAAGCTGTAGCTGTTCCAGGTGGGAATAAACAACAGGTGACCTGGTGTGACTGGAAACCCATCAGCCACTACACAATACAAAGGTCCAGGCTTGATTAGCCGTTGTTTCTCCCAGGGCACAATACCCTGCTCAATAGCGTCCAGCAGGCTAATTTTGGTGTTACTGGGCAAGGGACCTGACTCCACGCTGTTTTAAAATGCTGGCCAATCGGTCACATTGTGCAGGAGTCAGCAGGATTTCCCCAAACGCACCAAATCGACTCTGCTGACCCAAAATATATCTGATACTGTACACCACACGCTGCCAAAAAGACAAACAGGTCAGATGAATATTGATGTAGGTAAAATCATCTGGGTCAGTATGATCTGGATGATCTGGGAAGTGGCTGACAACAAATTGATGTTCAACATCACTGCAAGCACACACAAACAAATGGTTATTCAAGGTCGTCATAAGGGTAAGGTCTCCAGCCCAGCTGGGCCATATCTGCTGTGATTTCTTCAGTTACTGACCCTTCACGCACAAACCCTGGGCAATCGAAGGGCTCGCTGCGGTCGTCATCTGCGTCGTTCACCATGCCACTGCAATACCAATTGCAGTAATCTTCAGACATCAGATTTCCATCAGTGGTGGTGGTCCTGAGGCTGTTGCGAATTTCAGCCACAATGCCACCAGCATGTCTCCAGCTGTATGCACAAAATTCATTCTGCAGGATGGGCCATATTTCGACCGGCTGCCACCGCATGTTACACAGCGCAGCATACAGATTTTGTGCATAACTGTCTGACCTGCATTTGGCACAGAGCCAATCACAATTCAGGATTTCCTGTTCCAGATTCTGTTCAGGAAGCACAGCATGTTTTTTAACATTCATAAGTTATGTCCACAAGGCTTCCCTGATCCGGATCAGCCGGATCATGTGGTCCTGATCTTCACGAGCATGCTGGCGTTCAATTCGGTGCATGCGACGCAGGATCTGAGTCTGTTTTTTGGATCTATGCCCCCATACAATTTTGCCATTGGCGTCGCGACCGTGGGTGTTACAATATGCCGTCCAGCCACTGGCGTCATCAGGCTGCTGTCTGCTGGGTCTGGTCACAGTCCACCACTGGTACAGCGCCAGAATTTCTCGTGCAGCCAGAGCCTGCTCAGTGGGCTGGCCCCATCGGGAATCGCTGGAGGTGTACCCCCAATCCTGATCACACACCAGGTTCTGTTCCCAGTTCAGATAATCAATGCCAGCCTGCGCCGATCGCCATTGGCCCCATCTAGACCAACCATGACGTCGCCACCAGGGCATCTGATACTGCTTACCCTGCTGCTTATCCATCGCCACCTGGATATGAGCTTTTTCAATTTCCACGAAGTTTGCCAGTTCAGTAAACAAGCAATGCAGTATTCTGGTGTCCAGATCATGCCACTTGCCCCTGGGCAAATCACTGACCAGTGCATGAGACTGAGTGACCCAGCGATTTCTAATATGACATTTGATATTTTCCACAGGCGTAATAAAAAACTCTACACCTGACTGCATGATGTCTGGTAAAGTTTCTGTGAGCCAGAAAGCCACAGGCTGATTGTGTTTGATTTTGTTTGTCCACAGTTCCCAGCCTCCCCATTCCAGAGCCTGGGGCTTCTGGATGCCCAAGCGAGCTCTGAGCCAACGAAACAGTTTCAGATCTGGATAGTATCGCATATTCTGATTATACTGATTTCCCAGGACGTTTGCGACTTTTTTGAACAACAGTTTGTGATTCCAGCTCAGCAATTCTGAGTTCCAGCTGAGCTAGCTGTGATTGGACCTGCTGAATTTTGGCCGTGATGTTTTCGGCACGGCCTAAATTCTTCAGATGCAGCCGCTGACTGGCCCAGTTCATCAGAGCATCCAGCTTGCGATTGAACCAGCAGCCAATCTGGGTGGTTTCCCACCAGTTGTAGAAGCTGCTGCCAATCACAGCACTCAGACAGGACATTAGTAAAAAGTAAAACATGGTGTGTATTTAAGCTGAGTATTCCCAGGGGAAGTGTACCCAAACATCCTGATCTGCTTTGTTGATGGTGTTCGCAGCATGGGCAATGTTTTGAAACTTGCTGGCTTCGTTGTCGAATAACACAGCAAATTTGACAGAATTGCCCCAAATGGTGTCCCAGGCAGGGTCATTGGGTAAACAGCTGTTGGCCCAATCCTGCTGAATCCATTTGAAAGTGGCTCCTGAATCGTTAATATCGTCCACAATCAAAATGTTCTTGGGCTGAGAGATTCCGTAGCCCAATGCGTCTTCGGCCATCCAGCAATTGCTTTCGCATTGGACATCATCACGCAAACTCACTTTAATTGACCACATGGGCACGTTGAGCAAGTGACTGAGCATTACTGCTGGAACACATCCTCCTCTGGCGATGCCCACAATATAGTCTGGTCTCCACCCGCCAAGGGCAATTTCAAGGGCCAACCTGTGAATATCCTGATCATGGTCAGCCCAGGTGTATTTGATCTTGTGCATTTTAGTGTCCTTTCATTGATTTGAAGAGTTGATAAAATTCATTTTTTAATGAAGGATCAGTCCTGAACGTACCGTGCATCACTGCGGTGGTCATGTCACTGGAATGCTCCTTCACCCCCCTGGCAGTCATGCAGTGATGTTCGGCTTTGACAATCACAGCCACGTTGGGAGTTTTTGCGTACTCTTTCAGAGCCTCTGCAATCTCAGTGGTCATTTCTTCCTGAATCTGTGGACGTTGAGCAATCCAATACACAATCCGATTGAACTTGCTCAGGCCAATTACTTCACCTTGGGGACACACCCCTATCCAGCAGTTGCCCACAATGTTCTGAAAGTGATGGGCGCAGGTGCTGCGAATGCTGATGGGGCCTGTGGTGTACAGGCTTTCGTAGCCCATGTTGGGGAAGCTGGTGACTCTGGGCATGGGCTGGTAGCGGCCGCCAAAAATTTCTTGCACAAACATCTTGGCCACTCGACGAGCAGTGCCATTGGTGTTGTGGTCATGCTGAGTATCGATCACCAGACGCTGCAACACGCCTTCAAACTGCTCGGCAACTTCTGCTTCCAACTGTTCCAGTTCGCCTGGCTGGATATGCTTGCTGATGTTGTGATTGGCAAAAAAGCTATCACCAGCCTGCAGGATTCTGTTTTTGATTATTTCGCTTGTGTTACTCATAGATTTAGTTTAATATATTACTTGTTCTGGGTGGTGTTGCGAGCTTTGCCCAGTGACATCAGGATCAGGGCAGCCGCCCAGGTTTTGATGTCGTAGGGAATGGCCAGTGCAGGAAACAGAGTGTTCAGTGACCACACCAGCAAAAACGGCACCAGTAAAATCATGCCCATCATGGCCAACACCATCAGGCATCCGCCCAGGCCCATTATGCTGTTTCTTAATGTGTCTGTAAGTTTATTCACGCAGTCAGTACCCCCAACATGATGTTGCAGTTCAGGAACTGCTGTTTCAGAATCTGATTTTGCTGATCCAGCAGTTCCTGATGCTGCTCATATCGGCTGATCAACTGGGTTATAAAATCTGCCAACAGCGGACGATACTGCTGGTAGTTATGCCAGCTGCTGGTCCACTCAGCAGGATACCGGAACTCTGGCAGATACATTTCTGAATAGCTGGCTCGATCAGGCACACAGGGCAAGCTGCCCACCAGACACCCTTCCATCTGACTGATGCCCAGATTTTCATGCAGGCTGCAACTCAGTGTGACCCTGCTCTGGGCCAACTGCGCATAATACTGATCCTTGCTCAGATCCTGATGCTGCGTGATCACCAGATCATTGTGAATCCATTTTGCTAGATCTTCAGCAATTTCTGGCTGCTTGTCGGCGTTGAGTCGGTGCGGCCAGATCACATTCAGGGTCCTGGTGGTTTGTCTCAGAGCCTCCAGCCCAGGCACAATCAGTTCATGAGGCTGACCGCTGCGGATTGCCCGGCCATGATCTGCTACTGGAATCTCCAGGTTTTTCAGAAACATCTGGCGATGAAACTCTGTGGCAAAATAGTTGTAATCACTGGCATAAAACCAGCCGCGTTCAGTGTGCCAGGGCCAGGGTTTCTGCAGCTGCATGCCCAGGATGTCAGTGGGATCGTAGGCGCCAGAGTGCCAGATGCTGTGGATTTCCACTGGAATCTGCATCAGATCACTCTGGTATCTGATGGCTGTGATCACAAAGTTCCAGGCATCGGTAATCAGGAAACGATCGCCAGCCTGGATCAGCCCCTGGCTGAACATTTCACTGATACGCTGAGTCTGACTGGCTTTGTACACATTGGTTGCTCCCCAGTCCAGGAAGCCACCAGCACTGGTGCTGGCGCTGATCTGATGGCCGTCAATGGTCTTGACGGCGAATCTGCCCTGGGCCCTGGGAGCCACCAGCACCGGAATATTATCATACCACTGCTGGGTGTATCGACTATCAATGGGTTCAATGGGTACGATCCAAATGGTGTTCATTTTGTTTATTCAGCCTCCAGATTTTCCAGTGCGGTGTTATCCAATTCACCATGGTCATCATGCTGCTTATTTTCTTCAATCAGTTGTGCATATGAGGTCATGCCATTGACTGCTTTATCTCCCAGCATGCCGTTAGCACTGCTACCCAGTACCTTCTGATACCATTCAGATTCTTTATCCAGTATTTCGTTGGCTTTGGCCCTGGAGGGTGCTGAAAATACCGCATCCACCAGATCCTGGAAAAAATTATCCTGCACCACTGTGAGCTCAGTGTTGCCAAACAGCGAATGATAATTGGGATTTTCTGGCACCAGGACCTGTCGATCCTGGTTTTTATTTTTTCCTTTCAGCATGTGTGGTCGGACTCCCTGGTCGTACAATCGATTGCCAGCCTGCACCGCTTCAATGTGACAATAGATGTTGTGTCCCATTAGTATAGCATAACTGAAGCTGTCCCAGCTAGTGCGACCTTCTTTTCCAATCTTGTTGAGTTGACCAGGTGCATAGTGACAGATGTCCCCCATCTGAACTCGCTGCATGATGGGGCTGTCCATGAATTGCGGCCATTCCTGTGGCAGATCTGCCAGCAGTGCATCCCGAAACATTCGGGTGTCGCCCGAATACTTTTTGTCGTCCACGCACTTGGCCATTTTATAACTCCACTTGCCACCGGCTGTCAGGCGATTTTCATAGTAGACCTGACCGTTGGCTGTGGCCAGGAATGGGCTGGCACAATCATAACTGATGGTCAGATAGGGGTTATGATATCGTCTGATGGCTCGCTGAATCTGAGTGAACGCCATGGCCCATTCCAGCTTGCTGGTTCCCAGATAGTGAACCCAATCCTGCAGACCAGGTTCCAGCAGCCCATCCCAGATCAGAGCCACCAAGCGTCGCAGCACCAGATGCATGTCACATTTGTTTTGCGAGCCCATGGCCCAGCCGTTGAAATGCCGGCCAGGATACCGTTTGGGATCACAAAATTCCTTCATTTCTTCGTACCATTCATCAGCCTGAGTGTGCGTGTCTCCCTGCAACACAGTCAGAAACTTACAACGACCGTCACGGTGATTTATCCAGTACTCATAGTTGTATCGAGTGGCTGCCACTGCACCAGCATAGCTGCTGATACCAGTGGCCTCCACCCCCCGAGGAGTACGGCTGACCCAGCCAGGAACGTCCAGGGTCATGCCATAATCCATGTACTCGTCCATCCAGCGCAAAACTTTTTCACGCTTTTCCTGCGCTTTGGCACAACCAGATCCTGGGTTCCAATCGCCCTGCCACACGCCTTTGCCGATCTGGAATCCACCTGAGTCTCCCAACGTCCAGCTGCCAGGTTCACGATTCCTGATCATGTCTTCTTTGGCATCTGTACCCAGATCCAGATTGGCGTGACCTGCTGAATACAGGTTCCAACGATACTGAAAGTACCCCTTTTGACTGTTCAGATAGTTCATGCCCTCGACCCCGTGCTCGAACCCTGCAGGAATTCTGGCCGGGTCCACATGATTACCAAATCGTTGTTTGCCCACATAGCTGGCGTAAAATGAGCTCAGAGCTGGCAGAAACACAGCATAATCCTGCTGCGACTGCGTCATATCCTGCTGTTCTGGTAGGTTTATTGGCATTGTTAGTTCCAGACATCTGATGCTGATACAGCAGGATAGTGTATCACGCAGCCGCATTCGCCATCTTCACTTACTGTAATTTCCATGCAACGCTGAGTTCCGTATCGGCCAGCCAGCTTCAGATACAGGTCATCTGCCAGCATTTCCACACTCTTGTAATCGATTTCCAGAGCACCAGTGGTGAACAAACTCTCGCAGAAGTTCAGCACCTGATGAAATTCCAGCTCACGGTCGTTGTGCCAGACCTGAATACCCACTCGAAACTGGAACAGGTGTCTGTGACGCTGAGACAGATAACTCACGTCAGCCAGTTGCTTATCCCATTCAGCAGCAGGGTATCGGTGGAACCCTGCTCGCTGAAAAGTCACCCAGATGGATCTGGAGGCCCCACTCAGGGCCTGATGTGCATGAGTGCTGGTATTATTGGTCATGGTTACTTGCCTTGTGCCATCAAAATATAGTTGTAGGTAGCAACACCGCTGTTCACTGTGATCCGCATGGCGCCAGCATCACTGATGCTGATCTGCTTGTCACCAGCCAGACTCAGTATGCTGATCAGATTTTTGGTAACCCAGGTCATCTTTTTCTGAAGCTGGCCAGCAACGTGGGCATGTAACACAAACTTACCCTGCAAGCTGCTGGGATCACCCACTTCCAGCATCAGGTTGCCAGACTGAGTGTAGGTATGACAATGAACCTGATCGCTCAGTGCCTGGGACTGATAACGCAGTCGCTGCACGTTCACAGCCAGAGGTTCAAACACCACATTCCACCGGGGTTCCTTGAAGGTCACTGCTGCAATCCGGGAGTTGATCAGGGACGGCTCCATGAGTCGATAGACATTGTGGAAGTCATCAGCTTTGTTGGCAAAACTGATGGACTCCAGGATGTTTGCTGAGTTGGAATTCAGGGTAACTTGCGGATCTTCCCGATATTCAGGAATGTTCAGAATCACATTGAGACGGCCCAGGTTGGGCAAGCCCAGTACACTGGAAAATTCTGGCACAGGCTGATTGAATCGGGCCTCCAGCACAATGTTCTTGTCAGCAGACACCGACTGCATCAGGGTCTGATCTTTGGTGCCACTGATACGAACCAGATCCAGGTCCACAGCCATGGTGTAATTGACAATTTCTTTTAGAATATTAAACATATTTTTCCTTTAAGTATAACACACAGATATTTAGATGTCGCTTGCAACGGCCAAAATTATTCCATACTGAAAAACGAATTGAACACGTCATTCTGTGCGCTGGTTTGTGCATTTATATCCCAATCCAGCACACCCAATAAGTTTTCAATCTTGGCATCCACGATGGTTTCTTCCATCAGACTCTGATCAAATGGCAATTGCTTGAACCATTCAGGCAGTCTGAGTTCATCAATGGGATAGGCCACGCTGGTATACCCCAGCGGGTTAGCCTTCAATTTGCATACCACCACTTTCATCCCGTCCACCACGCCCAGGCTGTATTGATCGTTATGCAGGTGTTTCAGAGTGTTCCAATTTAGTGAAGCCCTGACATGCCCTGGCACCGTGACTCGGCCACGGCCAGCCACCAGTTCACGATAATGAGTCAGATTGTTCACACGTTTGGGTGTGCCCTTTTCCCAGGCTGGTCTGGCCTGAAACTCCTGTTTGAACTGTCGAATTCGATTGATTATATCAGCACGATCCTGATTGGTCAGCACCTCCAGCAGAATACCGCTCAGGAACTGCTGCACCACTTTGGGTGTATCAGCTCGCTTCAGATCCAGCCCCATGGCCTTGAGCTTGCCAGGACTGCCATGCTGATCCAGACGTTTGCCTTCCAGATCATAGATCAGCACTGCGTACCGCTTCTTGGTGATATACAGACCCTTGCTGGCCACCAGTTCGCGACCACACCGAATCAGATCACCATTGGTCTTGGGCGTGTGAAACGCACTTGCACAGAAGCTGGGAAAACTGTCGTTCACCTGATCTGCAAGAGCATCGTACAAGCCCACGCAGATTTCCCGATTCCATTCCATGGCACCAGATTCCACTTCATTTTTTATAATGGGCCAGACACTAAAATAACAACTATCAGTATCCACGTAGATGATAGCTTGCCCAGTGTGATCGTATTCACCAGTTACACACTGATTCACATGGGCGTTCATGTGTCTGGCAATTACTCTGCCGCTCAGTGTGGTGCTCTGTCCAATGCGTTTGTCATTGAAACGACAGTAGGGATTCAAAATTGCCCCATACAGACTGTTCAGGTTGATTTTTTTGACTAATTGTCGTTTGTCCCAGAACGCCTGGTCTTCTTTGGTAGTGGCTTCTTTCTTTTTCTTCTGAAGTTCTTGACGTTCAGTGTACCAGCGTCTGAGCAGGCCCGGCACAATGCCCTCACGTTCTGAGGTCAGGATAGTACCATTGGCTGTGAGTATCCAGGGCTGATTGCAGGCCCAGATTGCATGATGCAGTTCAGCAGCACTCATCTGGCTGCTGGTGCCGGTTTCCCAGTCCACAGTGAGCATCTGTGCCGGATCCTGCTGAATCACTGCGGTGTATTCCAGAGTGCCAAACAGACCTTCCCAGGCTGCGGCAAAACTCTGACCCTGGTCACGTTTTTTTGCAATATACTCTGTGGTCAGATCCAGTCTGATTTGTCCCACAATGGTTTCAGGACCCATGTTCAGCGCACGGATGGTGTTGGGATACAGCGAATTCAAGTCGATTGCGCCGATGTCAGTGTGCAATCCCTTTTTGGGATGGGCCACATAGGCACCAGCAGCACCTTCGTCTTCCTCAGCATCAGCATCCAGGTCAGGGGTGCGAGGTTGAACCTTGCGATCCGGCACCACCAAGCCACGATCGTGACTTTCATTGATGATGGCCTGCTCAGTTATTGCCACTGCTCCCATGGTGGTGGGAATCAGCACAGTGTTGTCATGTGCCAGTTCGTTGGCCAGATCAATGAATCTGAGCTTCTGATCCAGGCGAGCAATCAGCATCACGTCCTGGCGGTTGTATTCGATGAATTTGCAGAAGTCTTTGTTATACAACTGATCCAGTGTGCCCTCATAGTGAGTCTTGTGCTCACCCAGCTCATACTCACTGATGGCATCCAGACTGTAGCTGTGACGCTCCTCATAGGTGTACTTGCGATACAGATTCATGTAGTCCAGATGCAGTCGACCCACCAGATCATAGGTGCTCTGTTCAGCGCCATACCGCTCAAATTTGCGCTGCTTGGGCGTCTGATCCCACAGACACAATCGTCGGGTATCGTCCCGACTCATGATGGTGATGATCCTGTTGACTATATAGGGAATATCATAGCCTTCGCTGTTCCAGCCACTCAGCACATCTGCATCCTGAATCAGATCCAGAAACACACTCAGCATCTGAGTTTCGTCTTCAAACAAAAATGTGTTGTCGATGTCCTGCACCAGCAGCTGAGCCTGTGCTGGTGTCAGCGCAGGCGGTGGCAATGCCAGTGTGATCAGTTGTTGATTCCAGTCCAGATACACAGTGATGGCTGTGATTGCAGTGAATGGGTCTTCTGGTTTGCTGAATCCTCTGGCTGGATCAAAGGCTGTCTCGATGTCCAAAAAGGCAGTGTGCAGAGTGGGCGCCGGCTGATGCCGATAGTTTTCCTCCAGACATCTGAACACCTGATTCAGATCACTCTCCCAGGTTCGGACCTGACTGTGAGCCCTGAGTTCTCTGTTGAACTCTTTGTAATGTCTGGTCACAAACCGGCTCACAGGAGTTTCATAGATGGTTCGATATTTGCCACGAGGATCATCGTAATAAAACACATAACGAGCCGGCCAGTCAGTGAAAATTCTTAGGCCATTGCGTCGTTCCACCACATGTACAGTATCAGATTCTTTGTTCCAAATAGCGCCAATATAGGACATAGTAAGAGTATTTAGATACTGATGCTGACGTGCAGACATAATTCATCTGCACATCAGCCAGTGTCAGGGTGTTACTTGCCACCCACTGCGTCCAGAATGTGTTCCAGTTGCAGATGATCCTGTTCGGTCTGGTCCCAGTCGGCCTTGTACGCAGTCTTGACGGCACGTTTCAATACGCTGGGTTTGACCTCAAATTCCTTGGCCAAATTCTTCACTGTGTCGTTCAGACCTTCTTTCAGACTGTCCATCTCTCTGAGCACCTGGATTCCTTCCAGGACCAGTTGCTTGAGTTTGTCCTTTTCGTCACCGTTGAACAGTTTGGTATGCATGGTTGCTGCGTCAGACATTGTATTAGTGTCACCTCCTAAGGTATAAGTCTATTATAACTGTTCTGACGCAACAACACAAGTAGTTATCTGATCAAACTGGGCAGATCAAAAATATCAGCATAACTGGTTAGCTTTATAAAGTGTTCGGCTTGTATGGCCACATACTGTCCTGACACATATATCTCGTGGCCTGACTGCAGGGCCTGAGCCCAGTCGTCGTCGCGTGGCTGGAATCTGTTCAGGAACTGCTCAGCACTGAACTCAGCCAGGCCCTGGCGATACAGATCTGCCATCCTGATTCTGCCCAATGAGTACAGCCAGTCGACGAATCCAGATTGTTTAGCAGCTACCCACACAGGTGCAGGCAACTTCTGCAGCTGTCTGGGCAGATCCTGCCGATCCCACTGAAAGTAATCGGTGTCGGTCTCACAAAATTTTATCAGTTGATTGAGCAGGGTGTTACCAGCCAGCTCAGGATGCTGTTTCAGCAGTGCCAGGAACATCCGCCACATGGGCAACTGAGATACAGAATTGAACCTAGTCCAATGTGTAGCATCTATATCCAGCACCAGGTCCGCCAGCTGGGGACTCCAGGTAAATCTGGCAGTGTCTTTGGGGAAAATCACATAGGGTATACCGTAACCCATGGCATGATCACTGCGGCCAGTTGTAAAAATGCTGTTGCTGCGAACCGCAGCGTCTGATCCCAGCTGGGACCTCAGTGTCTGATCTGTCAGATCCTGCAGCAGATCAGAAGAGTTCATGGGCATGCGACGCTGGCTGGTTTTACCCAAAAATATCAGAGGCTGAGAGGACGTTATGCCCCGGTATGCCCTCAGCCCCTGATTTTCGTACACCTGCAATGCGGCCTGGCATTCTGTTTGTATTATATGCACCGCTTGTGCTGTAGTCAGCGGTGCTTTCTGTTTCCAGTCAACAGCATCAGTGGTTTGTTCAAATAGTTCTGCAACTCTCATGATGTTATTTATTTTTCTGTGCAGCTATCATGTTCTGAGCAATTTGCACCGCGTCTTTTCTGGACAGACCCGGCTGCTCCAGGACCTTTTCCAGTATACGGTCTTTGATTTTGCCTATCAGCGGCCCAGCGGCTCCCAGTTCACGAATCTCATGGCCATTCAGTATGCTCTGTGTGTTCAGGATACTGTTTACATCCAGTTGCTGAATCTTTTTTCTAATAGCCAGGATTTGTTCAGGCATACTGGCTGCTGCACTGTGACTGATATTGTCGGCGTGCATCACGTCCAGCAGGTCCTCCAGATTATGACCCACGCGGAATATGAACTTGCGCAGAGTGCTGTCTTTCAGCTGGCTGGCGTCAGCACCAGCACTTTTGAGGTCCATGTGATAACGCACAATGTCCACCACGCGAACAATGACCTCATTTGGATATTTCAGACGAGTCAGCACAGTGCGAGCAATCTCAGCACCCACTTGAGCATGCCCCAAGAACTGTATTTTGCCGTTGTTTTCAGTTTTGGTGCTGGCTTTTCCGATGTCATGAAAAAGTGCAGCCAGTCGTTTGACCAATTCTGGACTGCTGGCATCCAGCACCGCCAAACTGTGATCGAAAGCGTCGTCCTTGTGATAGGAATTTTGTTTCAGCTTGACCAGCTGATCCAGCTCAGGCATGATCACTTTCAGTATGCCTGTGATACGAAACAGCTGAAATGCTCTGCTGGGCTGATTCAGCACCAGGATCTTGCTGAGCTCGTCATTGATGCGTTCTTTGCTGATATTGTTCAGAAATGTTGCGTGCTTTTTGATATACTTGATCACACTCACAGGCAACGTGAATTTGTACTTGATGGCAAAACGCACAGCACGCAGTATTCTGAGGGGATCTTCACCAAATATCACATCCGGATCGCCAGTGGGAGTGAGCACGCCGGCTCTGAGATCATCAAGGCCACGCCCGCTGAGATCCAGTATTTTGCCAGTGTGCAGATTCTGCAACAGGCTGTTCACTGTGAAATCGCGACGCATCACATCGTCTATGAGTTGGCCCGCAGCCACGTCTGGTTTGCGACTGCCCGGCTGATATTTTTCTTTGCGTGGCGCCACAAATTCCACATCAATTTTACCACTGGACAGAGGCACAGTTAGCTTGGCGGTATAGTAGGTGGGGAATATCACCGGATTACTGCCAGCCCGGTAAACTCCCAGCTGTTTGGCGATGAATTCAGCAGCAGCCAACCCACTGTGGGTATCCCCGTCCACAACAAAATCCACGTCCTTGGAATCACGACCCAGCAGGGTGTCTCTGACATAGCCGCCAGCCATGTACAGCAGGCCCTGATACTCAGAACCCTGGGTGGCATCCCGGATGATGTCCAGGACTTCCTGCGCCTGTTTGCTTTCTGTAAGTTGACTGATGTTCATGTTGATCCTATTTTTGGGCCAGAGGCCAGATGATTTAGCCCTTCATGAGATATTGCTGCCCACACCTTGATTATACACTGTTCTGACCCGTTTCGCTAGTCTGATATTGTGATCGTATCAGAGATCTGAACTGATCCCGGGTGATTATGCCCAATTGCAATTTGAACAGGGGAGCCAGTTCTCCCTGCTCGCCGCCCCGAATCAGCTGATAGAGTTTTTTCAGGTAGTCCTGACGATATTTATCTGGACTCAGGGCAGCGTCCAGTGCAATCACATACCGATACAGCGTGTTTTCGATCACTGCAGGCTCTGTGCCCAACCAGTTGCCACCTGGGCTACGCACCTCAATGCGATCAGATTTGGCCACTATGCTGATGTGTGATCGTCTCATCAGATTATTGGCCAGATTCTTGGCAAATTGATCCAGTTTATTGCTGGTCAGATTGAGCAGAGCGTTCTGTATCACTGGGTCAGCGCGATCAGGATCAGCAGTCTGGGGCCGGTTTCGTTCTATGATTTTATAGATCATTGCCAAAGCATTTTCAGCGTAATGATTCATCTGCCTGCCAAACTGGTTGAGTACCCATTCATCGCCTGACAACAGCACCAGTTTGACCCAGTCCAGGTCTGCCATTGGTTTTCCTGGTAAACTCACATTGATGTGCAGTCCAGTGCTGGGGTTGGTGTAGTGATTGTTGAACAGGGCCCAGTCTCTGATGGTTTGATAGTCTGCCAGGGTCTCTGACAGACTCTGTGGTGGACTCACAATTTCCACCCGCAGGTCTCGCTCACTATCACGCAACTCAATACTGATGTCTGGTTCCACACAGTACCAATTGCCACGCTCAGTGCCGTTGTGGCTGGTGCTCCATCTGGTGGGCTTCCGCAACACCTGTGCCAGTGCCTGGGCCACGTCAGCATAAGCAGTGCGGTTGTCCTGTTCTGGGGGGTCCAACTCGTCATATTGGTCGTGTACCTGCTGATAAGTGTCCAGATTTTGGTCCTGCAGGAAGGCCTGCTCAGTATAATCTGATTCATGATCAGCAATATAATCCTGCTGAGCCTGTTCCCAGTAGCCGTTCTGTTGGTCCACACACTGGTCCAGGAAGTTATCAATCAGTGTGTCAGCATCAGTGTCTGACTCCTGACCCAGTTGGTCAGCCATGGTTTGGGTATCCACATTTTGTTTGATCCAGAATCGAAACCAACGTTCACCACTGAAGCCTTCCCAGTGGTTCAGCATCTGTTCCTCCCTCCAGTCTCGAAACTGCCGTTCCAGCCTGCTGATCACACTGTTCAGCGTGGAGCCGCTGTCAAAATAGTCTTCAATATCTTCAAAGCTGGTTACGTCACCAGAATGATCTGGAGCTCGTTTGCCATGCCGGACCGCCAGTTCATATTCAATGCCCACCCTGACTGGAGTTTTGACCGCCAGAGTCTTGAGATTGCCAGGACTCATGTTGAGTTCTGTGAGATTGGTCTCAAATAGTTCTCTGAGATTCATGTGTTATCCTTATCCATATACCAAATGGTCCATTCGCTTGTAACTGATATTGAATGCATTCATCAGCAATTCCACCTCTCGCAGGCATTCCCTGCGACCACCGCCCATGATGTAAGCCCCCTGAAAACGTTTGAGTTGTGCAACTGAAGTCCATTCCACAATGACAGGGTCATCGGTCATCCAGTCTTGCCATTGGGCACCCACTAGTTGTTTCAACTGTGCTGGGTCTAAATCTCTGCTGTCATTTACCCTGGCCTGATACAGGGCACGAATCACTCGGATCATGATGGCATCAGCAACACCCTGATCCATCCAGGATCTGAAGTACCCGTACCCCTTGTCCACTATGGTAAAACGATTCCAATTGACAGCAGGTTCATCGCTATCAGCTGCAAAATCATAATCTTGGCCGCGCACCGTGTCTTCCCAATAGGTTTTAACATCTGACACAGTATCACCAGTCAGCCCAGATTCTGCTGCATTTACCATCATCAACACTGGTCCAGTTTGTTGGTTTACTACAAAATTGATTATTTCTGTAAATACTGGATTTTCGTCTCCATCGTATATGCCGCTATAAGCAGGTTGCACATCCACCACAATGCAGGGTCGGCTGCGAGTTTCAGTGATCATTTCTCTAGAGGTCATTGGGGTTTTCCTGATCTGACGCAACCACCATATCACCTGAAAATTCAGACACACTGTGTATCCACTGTTGCAGATCGGATTTGCCCTGTCTGCCTGCATACACTGCAAAAGAGTGATCTCCCCAGCGGTCTTGGTACTCCCTGAAGCCACCGCCGGTCTGTTTGGCGATGCGACTGGCTATCATCCTGTATACTTTGGCTTTCTTTGGAGAGGTGGTGCTGAAAACCCACAGGGGTATTCCGCCATGCGCTGCTGAGTATGCAGCAGCAGCAGACACCACAGTGTTTAACACTTTTACGGCCTGTTTGATTGGCAATTTTCTAAGATCAGCATAGTTTACTGTACGGGCTGTCATATTACCAAAGCTCAGGGATACTGAGGGGGGATAGTCTATGGTATCAAAGTTGACCGCATAGATCTGATTGTCCTCAGTAACAAAATACTGACTGCGAGCACCTGGTTCAGCTCCCCCGACACTCCATCGTTCATCAGGGGTCTGCTCAAATTTATCGCCCCACTGATATACCGGACCTTCACCAGGTTTGAGTAATTCGTTCAGTCTCATCAGTTTTTCCTCCTGACTGGCCACTCGCTGCAGATGCTGCAGATATACGCATGTGGTTATTTAGCTTTTTTGCCGCCAGGGCCAGAACACTAAGTAAATATATGTAGATTATGAGAGTAAGCGTTCTTTTACCCACCCGCGGCCGCACTGATGCATTATTGCGCAGTGTTCAGAATTTGATGAATAGAGCCAGTGAGCCACAAGCCATAGAGATTTTGCTGGCCATGGATAATGATGATACCCAGTCTTTGGCCTATGCCAGAGATCACATTCAACCGCTGTACCCTGATAACATACACATCTACCAGATGCAACCGCTGGGTTATTCCCGACTCAGTGTGTATTACAACACACTGGCTGGTCTGTCCTGGGGTCATTGGTTGTTGATGTGGAACGACGACGCCCTGATCGATACCGACGGGTGGGATCTGGTGCTGGATCGGTATCTGGATTGTCCCATGCCCTTGCTCAGAATGCCTTGCAGCAACTTTGAGCATCCGTTTGCTCTGTTTCCCATCATCAAGAAAGAATGGTTCAATGTCTGTGCCAATCTCAGCTACTACGCTCACATTGATCGGTTTTTGTACAACGTGGCACAGAACATCGCAGGCGGCATCATGATTGATATTCCAGTCACAGTGACTCATGATCGTGCAGACATCACTGGTAACAATCAGGACCTGACTTTTGAGCACAGTGTTCGCAGTCATGACCGTGGTGACCCCACTGACCCGTTCAGTGACGAGTACCCAGTGGCATTTCAGGCAGTGATGCACATGGTGAACCGGCTCAGGCAGCATATCAATCAGCAGTATGGATATGAGATTCCGCTCACTGATCTCACCAAGCCCATGCAGCTACATCACACTCTGGCCAACAGTCATAACTCCACCGGGATACCCAAATTATGAAATTCCAGAACGAGCCTTTGCCCAGATTGTATTATCTGATGCAACTGATCAGACGCACTGAAAAGGTCATTGCTGACCTCTATCCCACAGACAAGATCAAAAGTCCAGTGCATCTGGCAGTGGGTCATGAAGCCAGCACCGCTGGTGTATGTGCTGCACTGGAACCTGCAGATGTGGTGTTTGGATACTACCGCAGTCACGGGTTGTATCTGGCCAAGGGTGGTGACATCAAAACCATGATGGCTGAACTCTATGGCAAACAAAACGGCTGTGCTCGGGGCTGGGGAGGCAGTATGCATCTGCTGGATCTCAATCAGGGAGTGATGAGCACATCAGCCATTGTGGCCAGCAGTGTGCCCAATGCAGTGGGGTACGCCTATGCTCTGAAGCAACAGAAATCCCGCCAGATAGTGGTGAGTTTCATGGGCGATGGCGCCACTGAGGAAGGTGTGGTTTCAGAAAGCCTGAACTTTGCTGCACTAAAAAGGTTGCCCATTCTGTTTGTGTGTGAAAACAACCGACTGGCCATACACACCAAGCAACACCAGCGTCAGGCTCTGCCAGATATTGCTGGACGAGCTCAGGCACTGGGTGTGGACAGCACAGTGATGGATGGCATTGACGCTCAAGCAGTTTACCAGAAAGTTTCCCTATCAGTGGATGAAATCCGTAACGGAGTCACTGGACCACAGTTCTATGAAATTCTCACCAGCAGGTGGTTGGAACACGTGGGTCCGGCTGAAGATTTTCATCTGGGATATCGTGAACGTGCAGAAGTCAGCAGCTGGCAGGATCAGGACTGTTTGGCTCAGTTGGCACAGAGGATACCAGCTGAGCAAAAATCACAGATTGATCAGTGGATAGATCAGCAGATAGCAGAAGCCATTGAATATGCCGAACAGGGAGACTTTCCTCAGCTTGAGGAACTAAACAAGTATGTCTACAGATAAACGAGTTTTGTCCTATGTGGACGCTATCCGGGAAGCGCAGATTCTGGAAATGCAGCAGGATCCTGGAGTGATTGTGTTTGGATTGGATGTGGACGACCCCAAGGCCACTTTTGGCACCAATCGAGGCTTGGTGGAGCAGTTTGGCTCTGACCGAGTATTTGGCACACCACTGAGTGAAGATGCCATGACTGGTGCGGCTGTGGGCATGGCGCTGGCTGGTCTAAGGCCCATTCATGTGCATATACGCATGGACTTCATGATGTTGGCAGTGAATCAGCTGGTGAATGTGGCGGCCAAAATGTATGCCATGACCGGCGGTCAGCAGCATGTGCCTCTGGTGGTGCGCACTCTGATAGGCAAGAGCTGGGGTCAGGGTGCTCAGCACAGCCAGAGTCTGTACAGCATGTTCATGAACATACCCGGACTGAAAATTGTGGCTCCCACCACTCCCTATGATGCCAAGGCCTGTTTGAGCTATGCAATCAGAGACCCCAATCCGGTGATTTTTGTGGAGCATCGTTTGTTGCATTTTCAACAGGGCCATGTGCCAGATACTGAAATACTGATGCCTCCGGGGCGGGCCAGAATCACCAGATCTGGTGATGACGTCACCATTGTGGGCATCAGTTATCAGCAGGTGGAAGCTCTGCGAGCACAGCAATACCTGCAGGATATCGGAGTCAGCGCAGAGGTCATTGATCCCATCTGGTTGAATCCGCTGGATCTGGATACCATTGAGCAGAGTGTGAGAAAAACCCGTCGATTGCTGGTGGTGGACAATGGTTGGACTCAGTGTGGTGCAGGTGCAGAAATTGTGGCTGCACTGACCGAGCGACTGGATATCGCCTGGCGAGCCCGACGCATGGGATTTGCTCCCACTCCTTGCCCCACCACACCCAGTCTGGAACAGCACTTTTACCCCAACGGGCAGACCATCGCTGCTGCTGCACTCAATCTGATCACAGGTCAGGAACAGCACTGGATGCCTGAGCAACGTGCAGATCTCAAAGACATTGAGTTCAAAGGTCCATTCTGATGCTGACTATTCTGATCATGGGTGCCAACAGTGATATTGCCAAACAAACTCTGGTGTTGTTGGCACCCCACCACAACGTGATTGCTCTGAACCGTGCTGGTCTGGATCTGTCCAGTGCTGATGCTGGTGAAAAAATTCACAAACTGCTGGCTGACCATGTTCCAGACGTGATCATCAACTGTGCTGGAAAATTTGGCGATAACACAGTGGATTATGATAGCATATTTGATGTAAATGTGCGCAGCAACTGGTTGGTGATTCAATACTATATTCAGAATCCACCCAGCAAGCCCACCCGATTGATCATGCTGGGCAGCAGTGTGTACAAACAGGGCAGGCGCAACTGTATTCTGTATGCAGCATCCAAAGCAGCATTGTACAGTATCTGGCAGGGAGCCAGTGAATTTTGCAGTGAAAATTTCATACTGGGCTTGATAAATCCAGTCAGAGTTCGCACCAAAATGGTGAGTCATTTACCCTGTCCTGCTGGTACACTGGAAGCACCAGATGTTGCAGAACAGATAGTGCAGATGTGCTATAATATGAATGTTAGTCAATCAATTGACATGGATTACAAAGAGAGGCCATAACATGAAGATAGGAATCATCGGCAAAGGCACTGTGGGTGACGCAGTGTATCGAGGACTACAGCAGCAGGGACACCAACTGAGTTTTTATGATGTAAAACATCCAGAAACTCAGTTGTCTGATGTGCTGAATACCCAATGTGTATTTGTTTGTGTACCCACTGACAGTGACGCCCAGGGCGATTGTGATGTCAGCATAGTCAACTCAGTGATTGCAGAGTTACACACAGCCAGTTACGCCGGCCTGATCTGCATCAAGAGCACCATCAGTCCGGGTACCACTGATCGCCTGCAGAGTCAGTATCCAGCCATGAGAATTTGTTGTGCTCCAGAATTCCTCAGAGCCCGACTGGCATTGGCTGATTTTGTCTATAACCACGACGTCCTGGTGGTTGGATCACACAGAACCAGTGATTTTGAATTGATCAAGAGGATTCATGGTTTTATTCCCAGATCCTCAGTGTGTGTCAAACCAGTGGAGGCAGAAATAACCAAGTATTTCAACAATGTGCATCATGCCATGCAGGTGACTTTTGCCAACATTGCTTACGAAGTCTGCCAGCAGTTGGGTGCTGACTATGATGCAGTGTACAATGCCATCATCAAACGTGATTGTATCAACCCTCATTACTTGCAAGCCAACCCCAATCTCAGAGGTTTTGGTGGACATTGTTTGCCCAAGGACACCCGAGCCTGGAGTCAGCTGTGTGAAAAACTGGGGTTGGAATTTGATATGATCAAATCTATTCTGAAGGACAATGATAAATTCCATGGCAAACTCTAACGTGCTGGTCACTGGTGCCAGTGGACTATTGGGCACTCAATTGTGTGCTCAACTGAAAGCTCAGGGCCACACAGTTTGGGCGGTGGATAACCACAGTCGCAGCGAGATCATACCTGATTGCGATCACTGGCTCAAACTGGATCTGACCCATTCTGATAGCTATCGCAGTCTGCCTCAGGATTTCAGTTATATCTATCATTACGGTGCCATCAATGGCACCAAAAACTTCTATCAGCAACCCAATCTGGTGTTGGACAACAACTTCACCAGTGACCTACTGATGTTTCGTTTTGCAGCCAGTTGCATCAGATTGAAAAAGTTGGTGTACGCCAGCAGCAGTGAAATTGTGGTGGGCGACCCAGAGTCGCCAGTACCAGAAAACACCAGAGTCTGGGTGGACAACATTCATAACGCTCGATGGAGCTATCGGCTGGCCAAGATCTGTGCTGAAAATTATCTGACCAACAGTGAGCTACCCTGGGTGATCTGCCGTTACTTCAATGTCTACGGTGAGCACAGCAAATCTGGACATTTTGTGGCTGATCAGATCAGCAAAATCCTGTCTGGAGAATTCACTCTGATTGGTGCTGAAGAAACTCGCAGTTTTTGCTATGTCAATGATGCAGTAGCAGCCACCATCTGGGTGGCTGAAAACTCAGCTCTGCAGGTGGTAAATGTGGGCACAGATCAGGAGATTCAGATTCTGCAGGCAGCCAACATTATTGCACAGGAATTGGGAGTCACTGATCCAGAATGGCAGCTGCTGCCCAGTTTACCCGGCAGCACGCCCACACGTCGTCCAGATATTGGTCGTTTGAGAAGTCTGATGCCTCACTACAATCCTGTGAGTTTTGAGCAGGGTATCAGACGCACCTGCCAGGGTTATCAGACACCCTGACCTGTGCGTCGTTGGTGAATACCCGGCTGGTGTTTGTTCATCAGGGTGGTGGCCAGAGGACCATCACCCTGAGTGTTTCTGTGATTGCCCCATCTGCTGCACAACACTGGTCGAGAGTGTTGGCCTGAAGGATCCTGGTCCAGGATAGGGAGTCTCCTGGTTAGTCAATTTGCCCCAGATCTTCAAAGACCTTGAGCATGTTTTTCATTGTTTTTGTGTTGGCAGCAAAGAAATACCAGTTTTGATCCATCATGAAAGATCCAGAACGGGTCACATGTTGCCACCCGGTGATTTTCTTAATCACATTGGCAAATAATGAATACAATTTTTCTCTGCCAGGAACACCATTAAACACCAACCCTTGTGGATTTGTTTTGCTGGCAAAATCATTGATCAGACTGCCGCAAGTGGAGAACACACTGATTGCTTGCTGGGTGCCCATGTCGCCCAGATCTCCCATGGTGGCCAAAGTTTCAGGATCCAGAGTCAATGGCTTGTCACAGGATGCTTGCATGAACATCACCATCCAGCATTTTGCCAATTCGTCGGGCATATAATAACCATATCTAAGATTGGTAGCTCTGAGACAGTATGGTTTGGGTTTGCCTGAGGCGTCAGCCACCTGAAATTGCCAAGACCACAATCCAGAACTTGCTGTTACTGCCTGTATGTTTAGACCAGGATCTAAATCACTGATGGGTTTGGGTTCAAATAGTTCAGTTACCACTTGGTTGGATTTAGCTTCGAGTTTCTGGTTGCCCCGCCCCGCCAGTTGCTCTGCAGCCGCCAGTTGCGCCTCAGGTGTGGGGTTTAGAATCCACCGGAGAAAACGGCCGTTCTGACCCACAGCCGCCAGTTGTGCCTCTGGTGTGGGGTTTGAGATATACTCAATTGCGCGGCCGTTCTGACCCACAGCCGCCAGTTGTGCCTCAGGTGTGGGGTTTTTGATATGCTCAATCGCATATCCGTTCTGCTCCACAGCCGCCAGTTGCACCCCAGGTTCAGGGTTTGGGATCCACTGGATCGCCCAGATGTCCTGCTCTACGGCTGCCAGTTGCACCTGAGCACTGGGGTTCTGAATATACCTGATTGATCTGGAGTTTTTCTGCACAGCCGCCAGTTGCACCTGAAGACTGGGGTCCTGGATCCACCCAATTGCATCACCGTCCTGCTCCACAGCCGCCAGTTGCTCAGCTGGGGTGGGATTGGTCTTCCACATCAGGTGAGGGTGCAATGGTGCAAATATCAGCCGGAGCTGAT